GAAATCCTCAATAAGGAAATCTACGCAGCTGCCGCTACCCCTAACGGGACCTTCGGCTACCAGGACCGCTATGACGAATACAGGCGGTCCGAAAGCACTATCGCCGGTGAATACCGAACCTCGCTCCTAGACTTCTGGCACATGGCTCGAATATTCTCGTCGGAGCCTGCTCTAAACTCCACCTTCGTCAGCTGCGTGCCCACTGAGCGAAACTTCGCTGTCAACACTCAAGATGTTCTCTACGTGATGGCTCAACACTCTATCCAGGCGCGTCGTCTGGTCGCGCCGTCCGGTACCTCGTTTATCTTCTAACGCAACCAGGTCGCTTCAATTTCTGCACGAAAGGTCAAGTCAATGGCTAAGAATGTCGCACCCAAGCACGAATTCGAGGAGCAACGCCTCGAAGATCAAGCCCGGTTCCCCAAACCTATGCCGGGCACTCCTGACGGCCGGGAAGTTGTTTCGGCCGTCCCCATGGCTCCACCAATCGGCTGGAAAAAACAGCCGTCTATGATCGAGCACATCAAGGCACTGGTTCGCTCAGAACGCCTTGCTCAAGAGGCCGCCGCAGCGGGATTTGAGACCCCCGAGGAGGCTGACGATTTCGACGTGGGCGATGACTACGATCCCACCTCGCCCTACGAGCACAATTTCGATCCCCCCGCTCCTCCGGAGGTTCCCAGTCCCCCCGTAGGGGTGGTGGGTGGGGGCGCGGGGGAGGGGGAGGGGGAGGGTTCACCCCCTTCCCCTCCCTCGCCTGCGGACCCCCCGGCTCCTCCAGCGGCTCCTGTTAAGCCAGCCGGACCCCCCGCTCGCTAAGCCACTACAACCCCGCCGGCTGCACCGTGGCCGGCGGGATACTCACAGTACGTTCCTTGATACGTACTGTGTTAGGTGACACCAAAGGGGCTACCATGGCTAAAGGCAAATCAGGTACTAGAGGGACGCGCGATCTCTCCAACATCGCTAACGACCCGTTGCGTATCCTCTCCCCTGTCGTGTCACCGACCCCCCTCCTACAACCCCGCTTCGACTACAATCCGGTGCTTAATGACCTCCGCGAATGGCACCCCGAGGAAGAAAACCGGCCCGTCGTCCATCAGTCTGGCCGTCCCACTCGCCTCACAGTCTCGGACCCTGTTGGAACGCGTATCCGTAACCGGCAAACGCGCGCCGTTGTTGCTTTCGGCCATCGACCTCATGATCCGGTATCGGTCTGCGTTCGTCGCTCTCAGCGTAAAGAGGTAATGCATGCGCTACGTAAAGCCGGGCGAGGTGGCGGGCGTAAACGTCCCCCTCGCCGTACATGGAGATCAGATATCAAATGCTAGGGGCTCTCATATCCGCCGGAGCAAGTCTTGCGGGCGGCATCCTCGGCCAGAAATCTGCCGAGAAACAGGCCGACAAGAACATAGCGCTCCAGAAGGAGTTCGCTCAATCCGGCATCCAATGGAAAGTGGCGGACGCCAAGGCAGCGGGAATTCATCCGCTGTACGCTCTGGGTGCAAGTACCCACTCTTTTGCCCCCGTATCAATCGGCACGCCGCTGGCCGACAGTATCGGGAAAGCTGGCCAGTATTTGGGGCGCGCTGCCGATGCAAGTTCAAGCCCGACGACCCGGGCAGCAGTAGTGAGTGAGCAAGCTCAGAAGCTCCAGCTCGACAATATGGCCCTTCAAAACCAGCTCTTGGCCTCGCAGATCGCTCGGATCAATCAGGCCGGTAGGTCGCCACCTGTACCCTCAGCCGAGCAACAGTGGCTTATTCCTGGCCAAGGGCAAACGGCGCTCCCGGACCGCAAGGAACTGCTCTCGCATTTCGACGGTGGTGGTCCCGGTATTAAAGTCGATCCCTTCAAGATCCAGACCACTGATCCGCGCGGCGTTACCGAGCCGGCGGCTATCCCTGATGTGGCGTACACTCGCACCCCTACGGGCTACGCGCCGGCCCTGTCCAAAGATGCCCAGGAACGTATGGAAGATGACTGGATTGGCCAGATCGCTCACGCCTACCGCAACAGGATTCTCCCGATGATGTCTCGGGATAATATGGTCCCACCGTCCTTCGTTAAATTGGGACCCAACGAAAAATGGATGTGGAATCCATTCAAGCAGGAATACTACATCGCTAAAAAAGGCATCACCTACTGAAAGGAAACAAGGAAATGGCTTATGGTCGTCGTCGTCGTTCTCGCTCTCGCTCTCGTCGTCGTCGCAGCAATCGCGGTCGTAGAATGCGACCCATGAGAATCGGCTATCGGATGTGATGTGCTCTAACCCGTACATTAAAGCAGGGATGGCATTTGGCTGCGGCCAATGCCAACCTTGCCGTATTAACAAGCGTCGGGAATGGGCTCACCGTATCGAACTGGAAGCCCGACAATATGAGGATAATGCCTTTGTCACCCTCACGTATGACCCCGAGAAACTCCCGCCTAACGGCTCGCTTGAACCCCGACACACGCAAGATTGGCTCAAACGGCTTCGCAAAGCTATTGCGCCTCGAAAGGTCCGGTATTTTCTCGTCGGAGAGTATGGCGACGAAACGAAACGTCCACATTATCACGCGGCGCTTTTTGGGTACCCGACATGTCTGTATGGTCAATCGCGGTATTCGCGCTCCCGCACCGCGTGCTGCTCGTCTTGTGATGCCATTCGCAACTCGTGGGGCTTTGGCCTCGTCTACCTCGGCACGCTAGAAGCCTACTCCGCGTCGTATATCGCTGGGTACGTAACAAAAAAGATGACCTCCCCCGATGATCCACGACTTGGAAGCGGCCAACATCCAGAATTCTCACGAATGTCCCTCCGCCCGGGTATTGGCTATTCTGCTATGCATGAGCTGGCTGATATTCACCTGCGTTACAATGACGATAGTCCTGATGTTCCTACGTCTCTGCGGCACGGTGCCCGTGATCGACCCCTCGGGCGTTATCTATCCCGTACACTTAGATCTATGGTGGGCCGTGATCCCTCTGCACCTGAGAGCGTGTTAAATGCGAAAGCCGAAGAAATGCAGCCGGTGCTACAAGCTGCGGAGAAAGTTACGGCGGCTCCGGGTATGGGCCGCCACAAAAACATGGCGATCAAATCGCTCCTGACTGACCAGTCGAAAAGTAAACGGGCGCGTCAAGAGGCTCGGCAGAAAATATTCAAATCACGGAAATCCCTATGAAGCGCGGAAAGTTCTCTCTCTCGAACACCAAACTCCTATCCTGCAATATGGGCTCCCTTGTTCCTATCGGTCTCACGGAAGTCCTTCCGGGAGACACTGTCCAGCAAGCTACTAACCTTCTCCTTCGCTGCTCTCCTCTCCTCGCTCCTGTAATGCATCCCGTACATATCCGAGTACATCACTGGTTCGTCCCTCATCGTCTCACCTGGGAAGATTGGGAGGAATTCATCACCGGAGGCCCTGACGGCAATGACGATGCTGACTTTCCTACAATCACTATCTCTGGCGGCTCTGGCGCCGCTGTCGGCTCTCTCGCCGATTACCTGGGGGTCCCGACCGGGGTCAATAATATCGAAGTCTCTGCCCTACCCTTCCGGGCCTATGGGCTCATCTGGAATGAATGGTACCGAGACCAGGACCTTGAAACTCAACTCACCATCTCAACAGCGTCGGGCGCCGATAGTACGACATCGACTTCGCTCAAGAACTGTAACTGGGAAAAGGATTACTTCACTTCTGCCCGCCCCTGGGAACAGAAAGGACCTTCTATCACCGTTCCCCTTGGGACTTCCGCTCCTGTCCTCGGCATCGGTGTCGGAAACGTCAATCCCACCGCTACCAACGTCTCCATCCGCACTCCCGTTGGCGGCGGAACAAACCCGCAAAACTACAATCCCTGGTTCGGATCAAACGAAAACGGCTTCTACATGCAGGCCGACACAACCGGAGCGTCCGGCCGTCCGAACATCTATACCGACCTCACTGGCGCCTCTGCGGTCACCGTCAACATTCTGCGTGAAGCCCTGGCGCTACAGCGTTTCGAGGAGGCGCGTGCGCGTTACGGCTCTCGCTACGTCGAATACCTCCGCTACTTGGGGGTTCGATCTTCTGATGCCCGTCTACAACGACCCGAATATCTGGGCGGCGGCAAGCAAACGATCCAGTTCTCCGAGGTCCTCCAAACAGCTGAAGGCACTGACCCGGTTGGCGAGCTCCGGGGCCACGGTATCGGGACGATGCGCTCCAACCGCTACCGCCGCTTCTTCGAAGAACACGGCTATGTCATCACCTGTCTCAGCGTCCGGCCGAAAACCATCTACGCTCAAGGTCTCGCGCGCCACTGGAACCGCCGCGTCAAGGAAGACTTCTGGCAACGTGAACTCCAGCACATCGGCCAGCAGGAAATCCTCAATAAGGAAATCTACGCAGCTGCCGCTACCCCTAACGGGACCTTCGGCTACCAGGACCGCTATGACGAATACAGGCGGTCCGAAAGCACTATCGCCGGTGAATACCGAACCT